GCACGGATGTTCGCATTGGCCGGATTCATGCCCGAGATACCCGCCGGTCTCCTTAGACGAATCGCTGACCGCGAGGTGACCTACACAGTCGACGAAGAAGCCAACACCATAACCCTACACAGGAGTGCCTCATGACCAACCAAACCCCACCCTTAAAGGAATTACTAACCATAAAAAAATGGATGGAGTTTATGTCTCAACCTGGCCCCAAGGCTGAGATCAACGGCGAACCACAACCCTACCCAGAACAGGGCCGCAAAACAGCCAAGGCAAATTTGGTGAAGGTCAATGAACTGATTGCCAAGCTTTACCCCGAACACGATGCAAAGGAGTAACCCGTGTTCCACATGATCACAGACAACATCGAGGCCTATCGACGGGCCGTACAAGACACGACCATCGCATCGAACGCAGACATCACATCTGCCGGAAACGGCTTCAGAGACCCTGACCTGTACCAGAACCTATGCGACTGCAAAGAAGAGGAACGCATTCGCTACGAAGGATTGATTTCTGTGATCATGATGGAGATCAAAGCAGCTGCAGCCGAACAGCCCCACAACCCATTCAGTATCAACGACGATGTCAACCAACCCGACCAACCCCCCATTCGAACTGGCCCACCACCAAGGAGAGAAAAATGACTTTCGCAAGCCACCAACTCGAGGTCGCCCCCGTGACCAAGACCATTCGGTTCACGCCACCGTTGGCTGAACTCATAGCTAAGGTCATTGACCACGCCCTCACCTCCGAGGCCTCTATCGACCTCACAACAGAAGAAGGTGATGTCTTAGCGCAACTGTCTAAGGTACTCATGGATGATGGACGTGGTCCTGGTAGCTCTGATCCATACACTCAGGAACAGGACGACCACATCACATCCGGGGAAGTGGAGATCATCAATGATAATTTATGTACTGGATGACGGTGAGACTTGGACCCTCAGTGAGCCAACACCCGTCGCCGTGACCCCAGAACAACTCACCCGGATTGAGGGTGGGGAGAAGGTCTACAACGTGTTCCCAGACTGGGACAAGCTCCACCCCCCATGCAACTGCGTGACGTGCACGAAAGAGCGCCAACAAAACTACCTTATCATCAAGGCCCAGAAGGAGGCCGCATTCTCCGAGGAGACACCTGAATGAAAATGCTTTGGAGACCCACATCGGGAAACAAAAAGACCGGCAACATCCCCCAAGGATACGTCGGCGAAACTAAAGAACAAACAGAAGCGTCGTGCGCTGGGTGCAGTTGGCGCCGTAAGGACCCGGAGACCGGGACAGGAGGTGGATGCTATTATTGGCAGGGCCAAACGCAGGGTGCCCATCAGTCAATGCGTGTACGTGAACGTCAGCACCCTGACGAGTACACGCTCGACTACGTAATGCAGAACGCACGCCGAGCCGCTCACTACGCCAGGGCCGCAGTCGGCGGTGACCCAAACGTCTTTCATCAAGACGAGGTACAGGAATGGCACGACCGCATCCGTTTCTACTACGGACTCAAGGGCCTCCTCATCTACACACACTTCTTCAAGACAAAGGGCGCCCACCTCAAAGGACTCGCCATGGCATCATGCGACACGCTCGCAGAGGCCGACGAGGCAGTCGACGCAGGCTGGAGGGCCGCAGTCACCATCACTTCCCACAAAGCACCAGGCGCCAACAAACCACAGATCCGAAAGATGCAGGAGTGGGACGGCCAACAATACACCACCCCCAAGGGGCGTCCGGTAGTCTTATGCCCTGCCCAGGTCGGCAAACGCGACTGCAACACATGTGGATTGTGCAACCCCAAGTCCCATGAACGGGTACCCATCATCGGATTCCTGCAGCATTAGCCACAACATTTGACACCGTGATCCTCTCACGGTATCTATATCGGGACCATTAATTTTGGTCAGTCCGAAACATCTGGGGCTTGCCCCACTACGCCCGTCTGGTCTTTTTCACTTCCGCCAGTCGGGCGTTTTCTTTTTACTTCAGCTCTCGCCGTTTCCCAATCGGCTCCCCACAACCATGGCCCATCTCTATTTGCGCCTCTCCATCATCCTTCTCCCCACCATTGGCTTTCTTCAAATCGGTCAACTCGCCGCCCATTTCCTCGGCAACTGCCAAAAGCTGTTCTGCAAATGCCTCTTGGTTTTCAGCCCCCTCTGCAATTTGCTTCGCCATCTCCCTCAACTTCTCTGCAGGTGATCCCCCATCGGTCAACTGCGCTTCGGGTTTGTCGGAATGCCCGAGAATCATCTCTTTACGCACGGCGCCGAACCCAGGCCCTGAGAAGTCTGGCATCTCTTCCCCTGCTGCCTCACGACGTGCGATGATTAAAAGCTGTGGTTGTGAACTGTGCATGGCGGATCTCCCTCGATTTACCCTAACACATTTTTACCCGCTAGTTTTAGCTCTCGCTTTTCACTACTCCGCCAGCAACTATACGGGCAAGCCGTTCGTCGAAGTCTATATCAACTGTCAGACCAACCGCTGCATTGTTCCCGCCAGTCGCAGGAGTAATGCCACACCGATCAAGGATTGCTTCTGAAGCTTTAACCCTGTCTCTCGGCTGTGCTCCAACATCATTGGCCACATCCAACAGCGTTCCTAATGCTTGTTCTGCGGCTTCTTCTAACCCTTGCCCGAGCACGTTGCGTCGATGCTCTGCCCCTGCCGCAATCGCCTGGGAAACCATGGGCTCCTTCGACCAGGACCAGACGGTGGAGGATCTCAATCCTAACCGTCGCGCAGTATCCTTTACTGTGTACCCAGAGTTAAGCAGTCGAGTAGCTACGGCTTTCATCTCAGGCTCATCATTGAACCGTGCTTGCTCTGCCAGCATAGCCGCAACCTCTTGTTCACCTGCAGGAACAACTGACGTTGGCACTAGATGTAGTGGTTGGTTCGCTGGGGCAGCACTACCCGTAGTGTCAGGAGGAAGATCATCAATCGTTTCGTCGCTCATATTGGAAGTCTACCTGGTTTGCTCAGAGGGTACCACAGCGCAACTACAATGTCGTTAACGCTTGACACATACATACCACTGCGGTATCTTTTATTGAGGTGACCTATGGCTCGTAACACATTCAATCCTGCGCCCCTACCTGAACCAGTCTTAACTGAGTTGGGTCGATTTAAAGCTTATAATATAACCAGAACTGCCATTGGCTATCGCCCACTTGCTGAAGTCTCATGTGCTTCATGCGGTAAGTGGCACGGCCCAACCTGGCCAACGGTTGAGAACCTACGCAAGTTATGTAACCGTGGCCATTGCTGGGGTTGCTTCTAAGATCCTAGCGCGAAGTTTGATGCTTCTCGTTCGATACAGTAGCAACGTGTAGGTGCGCCATCAACACGAACGACCCGGCTACGGTGTCGACCGTTACCTGTGTTCAACCACCCTCGTGCAGTCCATCGCTGGATTATCTCGTCAGGGTCATGACCGATCTCTCTGAGGACTTCTTTGAACGTCAACACAGAGATTGCCACGTACTCCCAGTCATCCCCACTGCCCCAACTACCTGCCCATCCTTTCGTTGGTGGACGAGGCTGACCGTGGAAGTCCGTATCCGCACGACCCCAGAAACGAGTCTGGTGTGTTGCGCACCACGAAAGAAGATCCTGCAGCGCTGCTAGTGGACGATCAGCTTCTAGCCCTGCCATTTCCTGTGACTCAATGAGGTAACCGAATGGGTCAACATCAGGTTGAGGTACACCAAGGATGTGGGTGATTGCTGCGATCACTTCAAGAACTGCGATGTGTCCCGCATGTCTACGAGCAACAGCAGTCTTCGCAATCCCCGCGTACTTCTCACGGGCACGCTGGAATATCTGCCTGATGTCATCGTGGCTCGATCGATTAGCCACCAGGTACTGAGCTATCCGTCGACCAAGGTGCCCGTAGTTATCAGCTAAAATGATTTGAGCTTCTTCGCTTACACGAGAACCGATGTCCACATCCGACCCCAGTGGCTTACCCTTGAGGCTCAGAACACGAGCACGGGTGCCTGCGTCTTGAGAGAACGATGTAGCGGCACCTTCACCGCTGCTGATAAGAATCGAACGCCAGGACTCAGTGTGCCTTGTGCCCTCCACCGAGCCGCGTCCCCTACCTTGCCCCTGGCAGAAGTCATAGATCACATCACGCACGATCCTCGGGTGCCGCGCACGCTTAGTTTCATCCAAGATGAGAGGGAGATTATGGAGGAATCCTGCAGTGCGCTCAATCCATACCTTGGTAGCATCCCAGGAATACATGGCTGTTGGATAGGATTCAGCGGGACGGCCCCAGACTGACGCCGAGAAGCGGAGGGCAGTGGTCTTGCCTCCACTTGTCTCACCGCTGAAGTCAACGACGAAGCCAGGTATCTTCAGGATTGAAAGCAGAGGTGCTGCCGCCCCTGCGTACATGGCGATGTACATGTAGGGGAATGATGAGACAAGCTCCATAGCACCTACCCACTCTTCCCAGGTGCCAGCAGTAGTCCATCCTGTCGCGAGGGTTTCAAGGCCGCTTGGCGGAGTGAGGGCAAAGTTGGAACTTGCCTCATCATTCGGAGCGTAGAACACATCAGGCAGTAGGAAGCCACCATCAGGTTGCCAACCCATGCGGGCAGCAGATCGGATGACAGGAAACCTGTGGTTGTTCTCTGCCTCAAAGTCAGCGAGGTAAGCAACCATCTGGGCTGAGGTGTTGGAATTGATAGGGGCTTCAAGGTTCACCAACGAGATGATCTTTGACGAGTCAAGGATCGTGCGTCGTTCGATTACCCGAGAGCACCACCCACTTGGCCCGCGCCAGATCACCTGCCGCTTTGCCTCACCCGAATAGACATCTACGGTACGCCCACCGATGAAGATCGGCGCGGAAGCGATTCGGGTACGGTTAATCACGCCATCCATCGTAGCGGACAATCGGTATACTCCCATCAGGTCGATGTCGTATCCGCGAGGGACGTGTAGGTTCTCAAGCGTCGGGTACTCCACGACCGATGGTGGTGGTGCTCCAGTAGAGAACCGCTGGGCCAAGGTCTGTGCCTCCCCCAGTTGTTCTTCTAATTGATCGACAAGAGCCTCGGCGTCACGCCGACTACGTTCCTCTGCAAGTCGCCTTACAGCCGAACGAAATGTTCTTGCCCGTTGTACCTGACCAGGTATGGTCTCGAGTATGGAGATCACTGAACTGAGTGTGCTCTCCGATTGTCGCCACCCATCCGCTAACGTAGCCATGATGTCAGGGTCTTGGATAGCCATCCAAGCCGCTCGTTGTTCATCACGGTTACCGTCACGGATAGAATTCAATAGCCGCGTCAGAATCTCTTCCGCTGCGTCACTTGCCGATAGACTGGGCTCAGCCTGTCCAACACTGCGAGGTTCTTCTACCGTCGCTGAGCCATCACTTTCCATTCTCACCTCCTAATTTTAAAGTCCGAAAGTCCGCACACAGGAACGCATCGCCTGGACCGAATGGCCCAGACGACACAACCCAAAGCCTGCATCATTTCCTGGGGGTCATGAGTCAGACACAGAAACTCTATCGGTACGGGACCACCCGTGTCAAACCATTGATCGCAATATCCTGTTATACTTTTCAACGAGGTACCAGGAGGACCAATGCCGACACCAAAAAAGGCTGCACCGAAGAAAACAAAGACGAAAGCCGCACCGAAGAAACCGGCTGCACCGAAGAAAGTCGCACCTAAGAAGGCGAGCGCGGCCCCGGCACCACCTGCCGTGAAGCACAGGCAGATAGAACTCAGTACAAACACGGGTATATATACGCTAAGCTTCACAGATGACGCCACGTTTGAAGCGGCGATGGCCGTAGTGAACTCCGCGCCAAGTGCTCCGACTGGAGCAAGGTCGCCTGTACTCTATACGATTAATGCGCCGGACAAAACGTGTTCGTTCCACACGATAAGTCGGTACGTGGTTCATGAGTCGTAGCTCTTAGGAGCCCAACCGCTCTCGAGATCAGAAACAAGTATCTCAACGGTCAGGACTACCGACGTACACACACAGCACTTGCGCCTCCTGGCAACCCAGTCTTGGGTGTACCAGGAAACGCTTTCCTTTATCTGTCTTTGTCCACCAAACGAAGCGATTGAATCAGCCTTACGTGAATCAATAACCTGCGTCTTACTACCACACTGAGCGCACAACATAGCTATGCCTTGGGTGCTGGTGGCATTGGAAGTACGTTCGAGCTTCGAACTATGTGGTACCCACCGTCCTCATTAATGTGGACATTCGTAGGCGATAGACCGTCGCGTATAATCGAGGCGACGGTATCTCGTGACATCATCTGGATATCATCTGATGCAAACCCAGAGTCCTCAAGGATAAGCGAGCTACGGGATGTCACACGAAACCCACCATTTGCGTGGTTGATACTCGTCTTACTGACCACAACTTCTTCGACGGGCAGTTCTTCTTCGTCTACCGAATCAACGGTACACCAAGATTTACTGACCTGATCCATGTCAATCACAGTCCAACCCTTCGGCGGTCGACCCGTTGGCCGAATCGTGCTGGCCATGATGACCTGGCCCTCGAAGTTTGAGAAGCTACGCAGGACAGCGCTTAGAGTCTTACCGTCCCACGCACGGTCTTCGGGAATCAGGATGGCGGGGGCGCTCTCATGTAGTCCCTCAGAAACGGCCATGGCTATCGATGTCACGATCGATGTCCACTCCGCTCCTGATAGTGCCGCATGAAGCTTGCCGTCCCGAAAGATCCCCATTCGGAAGACCTCTTTATTCCCATCCATAAGCTCAATCTTGAAGGTCCAATGCGGCGGCAGGTACTTCTGCACCCGCGCTGAAAAGTCCTTGGCCCTTTCTCCCAACAACACACCGACAGCAGACTCACATGCCAGCTTCAGCGTTCTGTATGACTCCACCTCAGCCTTCATAGTCAGCGCACGATTTCTCGCATTCGCTAAGTTTTCCCACTGTGCTTGCGTGTTCTCCATCTTACCCAACACACTCATAGCGGTCTCAAGACGGGATTGTGCGTCACTCACAGGGATTGCCCGACCGTCTTTGGCGTTGGTCGAGGTACTTTGAACCCGTCCAATATGAGCATTAACCTCTCGAAGATTTTGATTCGACGACTCAATTGAAGCGTCAATTGAAGCAATCACTTCGAGGATCGATTTAGATTTTTCTTCCCAGGTGTTCACCTGTTGTTCATAGAATGCTTGACACTGCTTCAAGTGGTCGAGTCCTACGTGGCTACTACACACAGGACACTGCTCAAGATCCTGATCGATAGCTACGCCCACGATCCCGATAGCATAGTCAACGTTCTCTCCTTTGTGGGGAAGCTGAGCAAGCAGATCGCGCTTTTGTATTTCATAGGTTTGGGTATTTTTCTCCCATACATTTCGTTGTTCCAGCGCAAGCTTAAGTTCTGTGTCCTTTTCTTCTTGAGTCATACCTGAGTTGGCTGCGCGGATAGAGGCGTCAAGGATCTCTCGAGCCCCGGCTACAGCGAACCGCATCTTATTCATGTCCTCATCTGACGGTCGAGTATCAACAGTGTCACCGAGACTCTCTAGGATAATCTCCGCACCCTTAGACTCTTTGGCTGCTTCGCGTTGACGTTGCCCCGCGTAAACTACAACCTCTATTAGCGTCTCAACTGCGGTTCGATTGCGACCTTTGTTGTCAGCTACGGCTCGATACCGCTCATGTAGGTCAGTGGGTAGGTTCTCCACAATGTCATCCAACGTAATCCCGTCACCAGACCACGATAGAAATGCCTTCCTAGCTGAGGCTGGTGACCCTGATAGCGCAGATGTTACGGCCCGGTGGACCAAAGTGTTTGCTCCTGGCCCAGTATGTTGCGGTCGCTTGACTGTTCCCCCCTCCCGCCGAACGTTGAAGGAGGTTGTGTTACCATCCGATAGTTGAGTTGAGATACCCAGTTCATCGCCAGGTGCCAACGTAAGAAGAAGTGCTGCGTCAGACACAGCGCTTCGACCAAAGATGTCATCTGCAGACCCTGCAACGGATAGCTCTACCGATTGAATGATGCTGCTTTTGTGGCTCGTGTTTGTACCGACAAGCAGTGTGTGCTGCCCAAGTTCAATCTCCCACGGCTCGCCGCCATCTCGGGGCGATTTTAGATTGCTGTAAATAGTTTTGACAAAGGGTCGCATAGATCCTCCAGGATGTGTGCTTTGGGTTGGTTAAGAAACTATCTGATAAATACCGCAGTGTCAAGAGTCGAACTCTAACCGCGCCCATGCAGTCCAGTTATCTTCAGGTGATTGGGTTACTTTAGTTACCTGCCTGAAAGTATGTGCATGAGGGCACCAAGCGTAGACATGCTTCGATTCGGAGAGAAACCCTTCGAGTATTTGTGCCGTAGCTTTACCTACTGTTGGTGATTCTTCCAAGGAGTCTACAGGAACAATGACACCGTGGTACATAGGGGCGCCAGTGTAGTCGATCCCGCAGGGCACATCACGGCACCAAGCTTTCCAGCCGCCGAGGGCAGCAGCGCGATTCTCATAGTCATCCCGACCAGAGATTACGGTTGCATTCCACTCATCACCGCTAAGTGCTGTGGATATTTCTAAGCACCAAACATCAATTTCAGTTGGCTCGTCTTGTTTTGAGTGGGCCAAGAACCACTGTGACTGACTCATTGTGTCTCCTAAATATCTTTTAAGCTTCGACCAACATCGGCCTCAGCAGTCATCGTTACGTCCCACCCAGGGATATTGACAGTCATACATTCCTCGACTGTTCGCCGCGCAGCTTCAATCTTGGGTGGTAAGTCTTCACCGGCAACAGGTTCCCAGTTGGCGGGTAGCCCCTCAGGTAGAGGCATCTCAACTGCAATCGAATCGTGGCATTGATGGATCATTCCTGTACCTGTACCTGCGTAATCAAATGGAAACGCGTTGATGATCTCTTGTTCAGCCAAGCGCATGATCGATGATTCTGCTGCAAGGATGGGGAAGTTAACAACCTCGTTCTTCTTTCCATCAGAGAGTGGGCCTGAACGTCGATTGAGGATTGGTTCAACCATGTACCTTTGGTGGTCGTAAACCTGCATCATTTGCTTCCACGCCATCTCCCACTCAGGCTCAGCCTCGAGCCATTTATTATGAAAGTGGCGCACCTCTCGCACCTCAAACTTTAGATACGGCATACGCCCATCATCGGTCTCAGTGCTGGTGAGTACCTGCCAAACAGTTGTGGGGTCAGCCCAGTAGATAGACGCGTAACGAAACGTCTTCATCACATCACGCATCGCCTTTGCCTCACCACCTGCAGGCTTTCGGTTGAGGCTGAATCCGTCAGGTCCCCACCCACTTGCGTTCTTAAAGTCACGCCCAAAAATATCGTACGCCAAGAGGTTGTGCGGATCTTTCCCTGTGTCGAAGCATTCAAGTAACCGGGGTATTTTCCAGTAGCATGCTGTGATTCTCAGGTGAGCTTGATCTAAGTCTGCCCCCACGAGTATCCGACCTGGAGGGGCAGCAAAGATTTTCTTCAGCCGACCTTGTCCTTTACGGTTACCGATATTCTGTAGGTTTGGTCCACTACTTGATAGCCGACCGACACTTGTCACATGTGCATTCCAGGTAGAGCGTACCCGCCCATCTTCATGCACCAACCCCTTCTTTGGGTCTTGGTCTCTCCGCCTTAGCGGAACCAAGACTGTACCCAGAATTTTATTCTTCTCTCTACGATACAACCTGAGTTCTTTCAAAAATGATTCTTGATCTTGGCCCAACCTGCCCGACGCAAGATGAGCGCGAAGTACGGCATCGCCCGTACCAGGCGCCCCCGTCTCGGTGTAAAACTCCCGCGCATCCATCGAAGCAGGAATGCCCAGACCCCAATGTTCGTACAATAGATTACGAATTTGATCAGCACTGCCAGGATTCAAATCGTCAACTGAAGCGGAATCAAGATGCTTAATGCCGATGCTTTGTGCCAATGACTGCAGATTCTTGTATCGCTTCTTCACTTATATCTCGTACTCAAGCTCAAGCTCACCACGAAGTTTCTGGTCAACCCATACGCCTGATTTGTGCATACCAACACACATCTCTTGTGTTGCATGGTCAACCTCATTGAGGTTCCACGGCTTATCTGTCGGCCAACCCCTGGGCTTAAGCCCCGGATTTGATGGCTCAAACACACCAACGAGAGACGAGGCATCAATCAAAGGCACAACGATTCGAGCGTTCACCGTTGAGTCAATGATGTTGTATCGAAGAAGCTCCGTGTCATCTTGGCTACCTGTCGATATCTTTGTACCTTTCTCTGTTGTCTCCCACCGCTCTACATCTGTGAGCACTGAGCCAATAGTCTTCAGCCCCTTGGGAAGATCAGGTGCGCGGAACCGCGCATGAAACAGTGTGTCGACCAAGGGCTTCGGAGTCACGCCAAGCTGAGTCTCAATAACCATGCGGTCGTAGTACCCAGCGTTATGACCCACCCATACACGCCCATCAGTAAAGACACGACGGAAGATGTCTTTGATCTCCTTCTCTTGTTCGGGCGGATAAAGCCGTGTCACTCCATCCGTCGATAACAATCCGACACCAACCGCACGAGCGTTTTGATTTATGAGGTTTCGTGCGGCATTACCTCGACGGTCAATGTCAGGTATGGCAACTGCGATAGTTCGAAGATTACACTCTAAGGGCTCAATACCGTCGGTCTCCACATCGTAGGCCCAGAACGGCGCGGATTGCTCAAACCAGGCCTCTAACTCTTTCGGCGTTGGATTGATTAAGGAATCGGGGGGAGTCCATCGAAGGCAGTCATTAAACCATCGAAAGGCTTTTGATATGTCTGACTGGAGGACATGCCGCCAACTTGGAGCCCGCAGGATAAACGAGGGGTGCAGTGTTGGGAGTAGCTTACGCGCACCGTTTTCAGGCACCCAAACCCAATCACGATTGACATACATAGGTCCGCCACGCGTCGATTGAATGCTACTTGTTTGACCCGTCAAGGCTGACGTTGCGGTCTTACCTAAAGTGATCACATTCTGGTACCTCGACGCTACCTGGAGTAGTCGAGGTCGACAACATGTCGATGGGTGTGGGTATGGTTCCTCACCCTTCTTTATACGCGCACGGTTCAATCGATCTAAAGCCTTGCTCATTCGTCGCCAAGCGCCTGAGTCTTGCCCGCCAGGACGACATGAGATGACGTGGTCAAGATCAATGTCGACCCGTCGTTTCCCACTCGCGGTCAAGGCATTCATCCACTCACTCCCGGCCCGACCTACAAGCGGTCGACCATGCTGAACTTCATCAGCGCCAGGAGCTTCGGCAATTGCAATGACAGAAGCCCCCCGGTGAAACTCTCCACCGACGGGCTTCCATTCATCTTTACGTAGTGGTCCTTCTGGCCCTAAAGGACAGATGTCGCATTGAGCGCCACAACTTTTAGGGTCAAAAGACGCCACTAATTAACTCACGATACCTTGTGCAGCACTTGCAAGGGGCGGCAACGCAACACCAGCAGAAGGCACAGGGGCACCATTTGCTGGAGCCGCTGAAGCGGTAGCTGTTGGTTGAGCAACAACAGTAGCTTCACCCGCTGCCTTACGAGCATCGTACTGCGCTTTGGTGAGGAACTTGTTGATCTCGTTGTACGATCCCTGCACACCCTTCTGACCAGGCACGAAGTCTACGTAAGCAAGTCGACCATCGTTCAACGCGGACAAAAACCACGAGTCGTTAATCTCTGCTGCAGTCTCGATGTTCTCTTTGGTGTAACCAAGAGACTCAAGAAGGGTGCGAATCGCAGCCATACGACCACGGATTTGCTTGTCCGTCAGACCTGGGAGTGCATTCCCATTGTCATCGAAAGGCAGGCTAAAGAAGGTAAACATCTTAAAGCCGTTCTCGAATTGAAGGTGGAAGCGACGTGTACCAGGCTTATCGTTTGCACCAGTTTCGATGTTTACGATTGAGACAGGGTAAAGACCCGCCTCTGGTACAGAAGAACCAAGTGAACTAATGCCTTGAAAGGCGCTACCGGAAAGTTTAATGGCCATGATAGGCTCCATTTTTGGGGTTGTTGGTCAAGTTGACCGGGGGTTGAATCGTCTCAAGAGTTTGGTGGCGGTGGTGGAAGCGTCGGCGAGTTTGCTTTTGCGGCCTCTACCGCATCAAAATTAAACAGTGACCTACGTGATTGCTGCATAAGAACACCACGGGCAATGCCATCTTGGCAGGCCCAGCGAAGGTGTAATGGGTTGTCAGTCCGACCTGACACCGCCGACTGGATTGAATCCTGAACGGTGGCTCCAGATAACATACCTTGTGCTACGAGATCGGCAACCTCATCTTGCCAATCTAAATCAGTTAGGCGATTAAGCCTGTAATTACTTTGACTTGCACGTAGAATTTCCCTCAGGTTTCCTGGCGTTTTCTTCGAACACACACCGGTACGGTCACCAGTTACCCATTCAGGATTCGTTGGGTCGCAGTAGTAGATGCTTGGAAACCATGGGTCAGGATAGTTCGGGTCGACCATCGCACGAACGTTCACATCACACCAGGCAGGAAGCGTCTCTACCTGGTTACGTGAAGGTACGTCTGGGCCACCAGGACAAAAGCGACCATCGGCATTGGTACCCGGCATGCGCTCATGAAAGGTCATCAAGAGGTGTACACCAAGGTGCCGAGACAAATGCGCAATCTCGAGCAAGTAGTGGTTTAGTTGTTGGTAGGGAAAGAAACGATCCTTCTTACCGCTGCGACCTGTTGGCGCTTCCTCTCCCCATTCAAGCATCGAGCGTTGGCAGAGATGACTCAAGTCATCCACGACAACAGCACCGTATTTAATCGCCTCACCTGTATCTGCTAAGCGGCGAAGAAAGGCCACCAGATCAGGCAGATTCTTGGGTGATTCAGGATGCACCGATGGAGTGAATCCCAATTCATTTTGCGCCACGAGAGTTATTGCAGAAGGCACACCGAGGAATAAAGCCGACGGAAAGGTGGCTAATGCGTCACTCGTTTTCTTCTGTTTTGGTTTGCCGTAAACCGTAATCATAACGGTCGGAAGCACACTATCTGATTCCATGATTTCTCCAGGTTGATTTAGCTTTGGGGGGATAAAGACTAACAGATTCGACGAAACAGTCGGGTCAAATTGTGACCGCTTCACCGTAGAAACACATCTTGATCGCGGGGCATGCACCATAACGACCGACACAAGAAGTCTCGTGCTGTACCTTCGGCCAGTCCCAGTAAGTGGGTAGCTCCAAGTCAAGACGAGCAAGTGAGTGTTCGGCACGCCACAACATGTCAGCGAAGTGCATGTCTCTGTGGGGCGTAGCAGGAACCATAGGGCGGGCAACCTTCCAGGGCTCTTGAGTTTGAATGAGATTCAATGCGACCCCGCCGAAGTCCTTGCCATAGAGTTGCTTGCCCATGATTCGGAACGCAGCAAACCCACCGTCAACAGCGTAGCCGTCGACACTTTTGTTGGGCGAGACGCGAGCCTGGTGCTTGTGGTCCCAGATAAATACCTTACCGGCACGGTCGCGAATCACAAGGTCGAGTCGGCGAGTCAAGACAACTGCCGCGCCAGAGTCAGGGTGACCGGGACAATTAAGCGGTGATGGTATGATCTTGGAACCATCCCACGCCTTTACTGAGGCCGCCCTACGATTAAAGTGTTGTTCTTCGTGATGAACTACCCACATGCCCCACTCATTATCTTTCGTACCTAAGACTGCTGTGACTGGGTACTCAACCGCAACGACATCACCTGGGCACTCTGGGTGCGTATCCATGTACCGATGAAACGTTTCAACCATACGATCGATATACTCATGCCCACCATTGGTATCGCACCAAACCTGTACGGCTTCTTCAGGCGCGAGAAAGACGCTGGGGTCATCGTACCGTGTCTCGTCGACCCACACGCCTTGGGGGGATTTCGCTCCCCAGATTGCGTGCTGATGCGCCTGGATGACGTGGCCCATGCTGCCACGGGTAAGCGCACTGGCGGGGATTAGGCTCATGTCCAATCGGTTCTGATACGCAAACAACTGAGGGCAGCGAAAGAA